GAAGTTCACAATTAATCATGTAAGGTGATTTAATATATTCAGAAGGTCCTCCAAAATCTGTTAAGATGACAGGCTTATCCCGAATCGCCGCTTCTATGGCCCCCATTCCAACACCTTCAGATTTGGAAAAGTTTACATAGCAATCACACCTTCTATGTAAATCATCCATTTCATGACTATCTAGCATATTGTTTATGACTTCAACCCTGGGAAGTCGAATATCTACATCTTGATTACACGTAGCTTTGACAACTAAACGAGTGTTAGGTTCATTTAGACGAACAAACGCTTGTAAAATTTGTTTGAAATTTTTACGATCGTCCATGATGTTGCCTATATGATAAAATACATAAGGTTTCTCTCGTGGTTTGGGTATATGTGCGTGAATGACATAAAAGTCATTTTTTGGAAATTGTCGAGACAGGACGGATTTACAGAATTCACTGGGTACGGCTACACGATCAAATTCTTCCATGATCATCCCGTAATCTTCGTGTACCGTGGTAGTTTCACAAACGGTCATACAAGCTAAATGCTTTACACGCGTTTTTGCATACTTGGCGTATTCTATATGTTCTCGTAAAGGTAGTAAAAATATCAGGCCGTATTCATCTTCAGGTATTTTACTTCCTATTGTGAAATACGAAGCATCTGGAAAAATTTTGGTATATTTATTCGCATGTTGACCTATCCCACTTTTTAGGGATGAACCAATGAATAACATTTAGTATAAAGATAATCTTACTTTTATATATATAGCAATGGATTCTTTACGTGATGAGATCGAACAGGAAATGAAAATTCTCAACCTCGATAAAAGGCGTCTCTGTAACCTTCTCTTAAAGGTTCTCGATGCGTCTGGATCGGGTGGCACTGCCATGGAGGGTGCCCGTGGCGCCCCAGGTCCTCCCGGCCCCCCGGGACCCCGTGGTCCTTCCGGGCCTCAGGGCCCACCCGGTGCGAGTGTTGCCCCCGCAGCCAAGTCGGATGATAAACCCGCAGCCAAACCTGCGGCTAAAAAGGCTGCCAACACTCCAGCTAAGAAGAAGGCGTTAGCCGGAGTTTAAATAAAAAAAATAATATCGGGTCATAAACCCTAATATGGACATGAATGTCCCGACACATAGTCAGGAAACATTTCTATATTAGAGTTGATTTATTTATCACCATAAATTTGTAAAATATCTTTTACTATAGGAGATCTTTCTATATCTTCATGACTAAAAGTTATACACTCTATGCGTTTATAATTTGTCTTTTGTATTTTTTCATAAATATCTTTTAATCCGTTATCATCATATTTTCTATCGTGTTGATTTAAATCACCTGTTATTATCATTTTACTATCATTACCTATACGAGTGAGAAGCATTTTCATTTGATTGGGGGTACTATTTTGCATTTCATCCGCTATTATAAAAGCGTTCTTAAATGTTCTTCCTCTCATATAAGCTAAGGGGCATATTTCTATTATTTTTTCTTTAATCATATTTCCTATTTGATGTTGACTGTAAAATTCGGAAAATATATCCATGATGGGTCTCGTCCAAGGATCCATTTTTTCTTCTAGCGTTCCGGGTAGATATCCTATATCTTCTTCGACCGACACGGCTGGACGTGTTAAAATTATTTTATTGAAATCGCCATCATTTAAACCTTCTATAGCGGCGTAACACGCAAGCATGGTTTTACCAGTTCCAGCAGGACCTATGGCGAATATCATGGGTTTACATCCGTGTAAAACTCGTTGATAATCTTTTTGGTTATCATTTTTTGGTATGGCTGACGGAATTGGCAGTTCCATGTCGAATTGGATATCTTGATATTCTGTTTCAAATGAACACGGTGATAATTTTTCTCTTTTTTGCTTCTTACCTCCCATACTTTTTACTCAGAAGTTTTTGGTAAATTACCCATTAAGAGTCTCGCACTGGGATCTGTTATCTTTGTCCATTTCGGCCTCCATATTTCACTTATGAGATGGTTATGATGGTCTCCGTAATGATCCCAAAAAATGATTCTATAAAGAGCTTCTTCTTTCGTTAGAGGTGTGTTGTAGTCCTTTGATAAAATGCGCGCTTTACTAAACATCTCATCAGTAATGACCTGCTGTGAATGTGTTTTAACATGATTAACCCACCTACTTCCAACCGCATCACTCATACCATCCTTACGTCTCCATAAAATTTTATCCGGAAGATATCCTGTAAAAGCCTTCCTCAAAATATGTTTTTCTAATTTATGTATTTTGAGTTTTTGATTCATGGACATACAAACTTCTATAAATTCTTTATCCAAAAATGGGACGATAAGATCAAGACCATGGGCACCTGCACAACGATCCGCCCGAAGTCCGTCGAATTGATGAATTAGTTTTAGGCGTCTCATATTCTCATGAGCAAACTCTTCAACATCCGGGGCGTTGTGAAAGTATAAATACCCTCCTAATATTTCATCCGCACCTTCCCCGGAAAATATATACCTACAATTTGTATTCTCTTTTATATATTTACATAACATCCACATGGGTATACTCGCCCTAACGGTAGTCGTATCGTAAGATTCTAGAGAACGAATAACATCCGACATGTATTTAATACCATCATCAAGCGTGAAAATGACTTCTGTATGGTCGGAGCCTATATGTTTTGCCACTATTCTCGCAGATTCAAGATCTGGACTATCGTGTAGACCAATTGAAAATGTTTTAATTTTTCCAAGTTTTTTAGACGCAATCGATGCTATGAGACTACTATCCAAACCACCGGAAAGTAAAAATCCTACATCACGATCAGAGTGTTCCAATCTTTTATGTAAAGCTGATTCTAGAGTTTCTTTTACGATTTGAGTAGAATCTGTGGAGAGATATTTATACACGTGCCAATATGTATTGTAATAGCAAATAAAACTATCCACATACGAATCGTAGATATATCCAGGTGGAAATACGTGTATTGTCGATTGTAAAAACTTCAGAGCTTTGACCTCACTCGCGAAAGCTATAGATCCTTTATCATATCGAGTGTAAAACAGAGGTCTTACACCTACGGGATCTCTAGCGGCCATGACACGCTTTCCATTCGTATAGACGAATGCAAAATCCCCTTGCATCATATCAACGGTTCTAATTATTCCAACTGATTCGATCATAGGTAACAGAACTTCACAATCACTCTCACTCTTTTCATCACCTGTTGTAAAATCATTATAATTGTATATTTCTCCATTACATACTAGCATGGATTTGTTATGTCTAAAAGGTTGCATACCATTTTTAGATAAATCCTTTATAGAAAGCCTATAAAAATCCATACGACATTTACCCATAACATCCGACTTATAATCATCAGGACCCCTATGTGTCAACAAATCTACGGGGACCTCTACTTCTTCCCCGTATAAAGCTAGAATTCCACACATGAATATACTTACCTCCTATCCTTAAACTGATTAAAGGTAAACACATCATATTTTATAATGATTGTGGATTGTTTTACATTTCACAATGAAGTTGATTTTATCATTAAACGCATGACATATTTAAATTCCGTGATAGATAAATTTGTTATTGTTGAATCTACTTACACGCATAGGGGAGAGCCGAAAGAACTTTATTTTCAAATGAATAAAGATAAGTTCGATGTATGGAAAGATAAAATAATTCATATTATTCTTGACATAATTCCACAAGATTCAAATCCCTGGACTATGGAAAATTTACAACGTAATTATATTTTGAAAGGATTGAAAACAATGCCTGATGATGCTATTATTATGATTTCGGATGCGGATGAAGTTCCTAAAACCGAACTCATTAGAAAACTTCCCAAATCGTTGGACACTATAAGTTTGCATATGGTTACATTTAATTATTCTATCGAATATTTTCAAACATTTGAAAAATGGTTCGGAACTGTTATATCTACAAAGAAAAACGTAGTTGATAAAACTCCTCAATATTTTAGAGATAATAGATGGAAATTTCCACACATAGAATTTGGTGGATGGCATTTTTCTTCATTTGGAGATGAAAAATTTTTAGCAAATAAACTCAGGAGTTGTGCGGAATGTTATGATGAAGGGTTTGATGAACATATGGCTGAAACGTACATGAAAGAAAAATTATCACATAACGGTAAATTTAAATTAACACCTTCACCACCAGAACTTATAGCATCTTTACCAGATATTTTCAGATAATTAACTTAAAAGATCTAATAGCATTACATATATGCATCCCACACAACTTTATGTGGATATTTGCAAACGTCTCAAAACGTATTTCAAACCTTTTAAAACAAATTTGAAAAAGGTTAGATTTGGACCACACGGGGATGGTGGGTACGTAGCTATAGATATGAAAGAATGTGACGCTTTGTATAGTTATGGTTCAAACGATGAAATTGATTTTGAAAAAACCTTTTACGAAAAATATAAAAAGCCATGTTATGTTTATGATCACACTATAAAAGAGATAACTGATAAACCTAAATATGTACACTTTTATAGAGAGGGTGTTTCGTCTAAAAAGGAGGAAAATTTAAATACTATTGATGCACATATAGAAAATAATGGACACACTGAAAATACTAATTTATTTGCACAGATAGACGTAGAAGGAGCTGAATGGGATTCGCTCATAGCATCTAAATATCTTAAAAATTTTTCACAGATGATCATAGAGTTTCATTTATTTGGAAATATTCTATCATACGATAAAAAGATAGATGAACTTTATCAACATTTAAATAAATATTTCGTATGTGTGCATGTTCATGGAAATAATTATCCCTTGGTTCCTTGGATAGATAATAATTTTCCTATGGTATTTGAAGTAACGTATATTCGCAGGGATTTGGTAGATACTATAGAACCTGAGACTGAACCTTTCCCAATTAAAGGGCTCGACTATCCAAATTATATAGGTCGTCCAGATATGCACATAGATTACTTTGTTTAAAGAATTTAAAATATTGAAATGTATGGAGTTTGTTTATGAGAAGGATATAACACCTATAAAACCATTAGACAATGATAAATATTGGCCGGGTAGTACATATTCAATGTTTAGGTGTGTGTTAAAAAAGAATGACAAGTACATAACTTATGTTAGAGTATGTATAAATAATAAAACAATGCTCATGCATGAATCATTTAATCTAAATTGGGAAAGTAATGAAGATAAACGATATTTGGGTAGTGATATAAATTCCCAAGATCCTCGTATAATAGAAGTCCAAGATAAAGTATATGTGATTTTCATAGCGAAATCTCCATTTCCAAACCAATATTACACTTTATGGATTTTGGATCACGACACGTTTGAATGTAAACCTTTATACACAAAGGGTTTAGATGTGATAGAAAAGAATTGGGCGCCGTTTGTAAAGGATGGTAAAATGATGTTTGTATATAATTATGATCCAATTATTATACTATCATGCGACACTTCAACTGGGTATTGTCATGTAATCAAAGGCAGTCTACCTTTCAGTACACAAGACACTTTTATACGAGGTGGATCTAATTTAATGGATATGGGTGATTATTATATGGGATTTTCTCATTCTAGACTTCCTATTAATTCAAATGTTAGACCTGGATTTTTACATCTTACACATATGGTTAGAATTTCAAAACAAAATTTAGAACTCATAGACGTTTCTGAACCTATTATTTACAAAAAAGATGGAGATATAGTTAAGGAAACTATACAAGATCCGGTATCATGTTGGATAGATAATGACATAATTTATATTACAACAAATATGAGAGATAACTTTTGTGAAATTTATAGCTTTTCACAAAAATCATGGAATGAACGAGTAAAGAATATGTTAGAAAATACTAATAAAACTTGGTTTACATAATCCCTGGAACCATTTTGATCTTATTCACGTAGTATATATAACCACCTACTAGAGCTGCGAGTGCCAATAAAATATAATTAAATGATATCTTTTTACGTTTTTTCTCAGTTTCCTTTATAATCTTTTCAGCTTCTTCTTTAGTCGGGAGTCTTTCCACGCTCTGATGTAATTTTTCAATCTTACCTATGAGAGCGTGTATAGCTTCTAAAATCTGTGTTTCTTTGGAAATGGGTGTTTCTTTATGGTCAACGGTTGTGACTTCTAATATCATGTGCCACTTCGTAGCTGGGTTTAGTTTTACATAATCCCCGTCATCTTGTTCTTCGAATATTTCAAAGTCTAATTTTTGTATAGACATGGGGTTGAAATAATTTGTTTTTCTGTTGAAGCTTTTCCATTGTTTATCTCGCAAAAGAATACCATCCGTTCCGGTAAAGTGTCTCTCCAAAGGTACACGTGCAAAAATATGTCCGTGGCGTTCATCGAGCATTTGCGCAACTTGAGGTATATTTGGACACAAAACATCCACATGTTTTGCTATGTTAGTGTTTAGGTCAGTCGTGGTGGCTCCAACCTGTGTTATGTAAAAATCTACCATCTTTACACCTAACACGCGACTGAAATCTTCCACATGCGTATTAGAAGTTAGTGATAGATCTAATGAAAATGTGTTATTAGTTCCATTTACATAGTTGGAATCAACCACTATGTATTGAACTTTTTTAGGTATATCGTGGATCGACACCATTCTAATATTCTCACAGAAATAAAATTCACCTAAGTTGCGACGATGTTTGTATTTTTATCAAGTAAAAATGGAATTCTGTGTGCCGTGTATATCTCCCACGATCCAATTAGATGAATATATCAAGGATAGTTTATTTGCTGATGAACTGCGAAAGATGTTTCAAGATATTGCCAACGAGAACGATAAGTTGCGAGGGGAGATTAGCGAACTCAAGAAAAAGGGAAAAGTTTCAAAAGTAAAGGTCGAGAAAATCAGATGCCCGTGTCAAACGGCTAAGGGGGAGCAGTGTAAAAAGTTTTGCGCAGAAGGTTTGCAGACGTGTAAAGTCCATGCGCGTCCTCCCAAACCCGCTAAACAGCCAAAGCCTCCAAGAGTGAAGAGACCTGCGTGTACGGGAATCAACATAAGGGGTAATCCGTGTCGCAATAAATGTATCGAAGGTGAAACATTTTGTGAGAAGCACGACCCTTCCAAACCTCCGACGACTAAAAAAACAAAACGTCCTAAAAAGAGAGAGGTCCCCGTTCATAATCATGCCCCGGGAGAGACTCCGTCAGAACCTTGTACACTTTGTCAAACGCACGGTGATATATTCGATCCTAATATCGTCAAAGTAGAGTTTATGGAATCTCAAGGAGATGATGGATTGATGCTAAAAGATAGAATTTAAAACCTTAGTGGATATAAATTGTAATGAAAATAAGAGAAATGTCAGCTATTCGAAGATTAAACGTTTTACAAAATCATTTTAGAAATTTTTCTCCTTTAGCTTTATCCGAGCAAGTATTATTCGAAAATAGAGCTCCTAAAACTTTAGAAATTTTTCCGGAAATTCCTAAAAGATTCTCTATTCATTTGGATATTAATCACGATCACAAGTTAATAGAATTTGAAACTGAGAATATGTCTGTACACGACAAAATTAACGTGTACCTAAAATATAAGGACCACGTGAGACAGACGTATCCAAATTACATTGTCAAGGAACGACATGAATAATACCTAAGTCTAGTGAATGTTTCTTATATTTTATGAAAAATGAAATATTGTACCGTGACGAGTTCTATGTCTAAGAAATCTGTAGAGGTGGATAGCACGAATCATATGTGTGCAGAGAGGCAGTTAATACGAAGGTTATATAGGGAATGTATACGAAAAGGGTACAAGCCACACCAGTTTTCTGATTGGGTTCACCGAAAGTATGGACACCTCATAATATCTAGAAATACAACGTATGGTGCGGGTATATCAATGCCTTGTGTTTTATGTAGAAAGATGATAGAACGATACGATATATGTTGGATGGCGTATGATGGAGATGAATGGGTGCATAGTGTAAAAACTGCGGTGCTACCCCAATCTATTCCTACAAGAAAGCAGAAGGACGTTCTCGGTTTTGGAAAATGCACCTAAGTTGTAAAGTAGTATTATTTTTGTAAGATGAACATATTTTTTCTTTCGTTGAATCCTAAGGAAATCGCCAAACTGTCATGCGATCAACACGTCGTTAAGATTCAACTCGAGATATGTCAAATGTTATACACCGCTTGGTTTTTTTCGGGTCAAGAAGAATACGTCAGAGAACACGCCCCCTTGACGAAAGATGGAAGTAAACGTGGATACAAACCCGCACATAAGAAGCACCCCATGACCATGTGGATAGGTTCCAGTATCAAAAATTATATGTATGCTTGTGAAATCGGACTCGCTCTCAGTCATGAATACACAGAGCGGTACGGGAAAATTCACACGTGTGAACATCATTTGCGTTGGTTATACGAAAATCACCCATCTCATTTCGAAGAACGTAAAAGTGAGACTGCTTATTATTCTATAGAGGGTATTCCAGAATGTATGCCCGAGCAATACAAGTCTCCAGATCTTGTATCAGCTTATAAAATGTATTACGTCGCCGACAAAGCCCCCTTTGCAAGATACAAGTGTGAAAGACCTAGTTTTATGTGTTAATTAAATCTTGGAATGTAATAATATCTTCTGTATCTATTAATTTTGAATATTCAAGTTCGTCATCGTCAAAGTAGAGGGGGTTTACACCCGCTTCATGAAATACACGCTCCAAAGTGAACCCCATAGTGTCAAACTCTTTTAAGATGGATCTCAAAAGATCATCATCTAGATTTTCTAGACAAAACTGAAACTTACCCGCGGAAAACTCTAGTCTTTCCATATAATTACCTTTGACGAAAACATTTTCTTTTATAAATTCTTTTAGATACGATTCTTTCATAGATTTGATCCCATAGTCATCTAATAGATATCTAAACCCGGACGAAACTTTTTTAATAAATAATCGTTTTTTATTCGACAGAGGCATTATTATATAGTATTAGTTAAAATAATATCTCTAAGATGAATTATGAACATAATTCGAAATATATGTCCACACCAAAAAAGACTTATCCAGTGTAGTGTGTGTAATGGGGGTGGTATATGTATACACGGAGATATAAGAAGTATGTGTCGCAAGTGTGTATATTCTGAAAAGTGTGAACACGGGTATTCTAAAAAGGCTTGTAGTATATGTTCAAATAAATAATTTCTTAGAGTACTATAAGATGGATCGTAAAATTTTGATTCTATGTATAACCTTGACGGTGGTTATACTTTTTTTAAGTTTTAGGAAAGAAGGGTATGAGGAAAATGTACAGGAGGTGAATGATTCGGATGTGTATTACCCAGAGGAGGAGCTTCTCCCAGACGATGACGAGGTGCTTGAAGATTCCTTCGATTTAAAATCGTTTCTTGAAAAGTTAAGAGCTTTAAAAGATGATAAAGATGCGGCGGCAGAGGCCGTAGATGCATTTTATGGAGATATATTCAATTCTACAGATTTGGCAGCGAGTAATGAAGAGGCTCAAGAAGGGTATAATCGGGAAATGGAAAGTCAAATTGGATATCTTCGATCTTGGATGAGAGCGGCGCAAGAACAACGTGAATCTGAAAAAGAACGAATTAAAGGAGAACTTCAAGAGGGGGTCGATCAATATATATACGATCAAGGCGCTGAATGGTATGATAATGAATATGACATATCTCAATATACTAATTTACTTGCTCGTAAAAGTTTAGTGAAGGTAGACAATCATCTAGGATCCAAAACGCCAGACTCGCCCGACATCAACCGATCGAATCGACCTGTATCATTTAACACTTTAATGAGTCAAGCAACAGGAGATCCTTTATATCAAACTACATCAGGACTTTATAGGAAGGAAGATCCTAAAATTCACGACTATTATATACAAGTTCCCAAATGTGGAATACGTACACAAGATGGTGAATTTTCATGTTTAAACATGAATGGTATTCCTGCTAATGTAAATGAAAATGGTATAGGTATAGAACAAAATTTACAAAACAGCAACGATGCATTTGTAAAATGTGCATCTGCTTGTGTAAATTCCGATGAATGTTCTGGATTTTCTTTAAGTCTTAAACCTGACGAACAATACAAATATAAATGTAAATTAACTCGTGATA